ACCCAGCCTTGTGTTAAACCATGTTGTAGCCATTCGTCAAAAGTCATTGACATAGAAAAACCCCTTTCAGGTCTATATCTAGTATAGAGCACTGAAAGGAGTTTGTCAAGTTATTTCTTAGGCTTAGATGTCTCTTCATCTTGTGCTACATCTTTAAGAGCAACAGTTTGACGGAAAGCAGCATTAATCTCATTACGAGTTAGTTTGCCATCTTCTAGGAATGCAAGGGATAGGAGTTCTACTACTTTTGCTACTGCCAAAATACCGCCCATTACAGCACTAAACCAGACTGGGATGTTGACACCGCTAATACCGCTTGCTACGCTACCAGCACCAACCACACCAAGTGCGGATGCAACGAAGGTAGCAACAATACGCATAAATACATTACCAAATAGTTTCATTATTCTTCCTCCTTGTCTTTGGGATTTCTTGCTCTATAAGTAATTGACCATAGAGTTAAACTTCCAAGAATACAATATCCAACTACTGTCTTGGCACTTCCTTCAAGCACTACCCAGGCTACAAACATACCTAGCAATGTCCAAAGTTGATTAAGCAAATCAATTAAGAATCCTTTCATTCTTTTCTCCTTCTGCCTGATGAACCTTTAGATGAACTATCTGATGAACCACCAGACGAACCTCCACCACCAGACGATGCAGCGTTTGCTGCTGATGCAGCCGCTGCTGTAGCCGCATTTGTTGCAGCCATAGTAGCAGCCTGAGCCGCAATTTGTGTAACAATAATTGCAGATACTACAACCTTCTGTGCCTTTTCACGAACAGCAGGAGGCAAGTCAGCACCAATGTTTCCAATTGCATTGAATCCATCTAGTACTGCCCCCAGTCCAGGAATATTTGAGATTGGATTATCCTCAAATACCTTTGGGGGTATTATTTTAAATTTATCACGAACTGTTGTCTAGACATATAGGCTCCATCTGCATAAGCACGAACAGTTTGCTTTTTGCCTTTTCTCTTTGGCAAAGCACTTGGCTTTGGAATATTTGCTAAATCAATCTTTGCCTGAGCAAGTTGTGCTTCAAGTGTATCTACACGATTAACAGCATCATTGATAGCATTAAATGTAGTTCCATATTGTGCTTTCAAGTCACGAAGATTTGCATCAGCAACTGCCTTGTTATCGCTACAAGTCTGCAAAACATTTTCAGCATTTACAACAATATCAGTAGCATTACTTAAATTATTTTTTTCAAGATTTAGGCTTTGTCCCATATTAGAATAGACTGTATACTTAGTGTCATAATCTGTTTCAGCATCTAGGTATACTTGGTTAGCCTGTTCTTCTTTGGCTACCGCTGCAACTAGAAGATTATTCTTCTGATTAACAATAGCCAACAGTGCAGGGTTTTTAACCCATGTAGCAACAGAATCTTGTGTAAAGAATGATGCTGGTGCTACTGTATAAGAGTTTCCATTAAGAGGCTTGTAATAAAGGCTAGAACAAGCACCGCCAGTCCATTCATAGAACCAAGCGTCAACTGGATATGATTTGCCACCAGTAAATGAGAACAAGCCAGTTGAGTTTGCACCACAACCTTTTAGTGACCAGTCATTAATTACTGCAGTTCCATTGATAGACATATAGAAACCATCGTCAGCAGGAGCCTGGAAATAAACTTTGGTAGTTGTTGGGTAAGTGATGTAACCGTGATAGTGAACCATAATGTAATCAGAACCACAACCAAGGATATCTCCACCACCCCAGTTAATATCAATGTTTGACAAGGTTGTTGTCTTACATTTCTTATAGGCTGTATCAGATTTTTGAGGAGGATTGCCATACTTATTGATACCAGTATAAACATCTACTGCCAAACCAGAAGCACCACCTGCACCACCAATATTAATTAGTTGAGTATCGTAGTTAGACTGTGCTTGATTTAGGTCAGCCTGTGCTGCATCGCTTGCAGCCTGTGCATCAATCCAAGTAGCGTATGTACTATCTACTAAATCAGAGGATGCATTCAAGTCGTTTACTGCTTGATTGTATGCCTGTGACGCTAGTTGTTCCTTAGCGTATGCTTGGTCATAAGCAGCCTTTTTGTCTGCATAGTCTGCAGTTGCAGCCTCTAGAGCATCTTTTGCCTGTGTTGCAGAAGTTTGTGCATCGTTGATTTGATTGGCTTGGTCATTAGAAGAGTTCATCCAACTATCAAGATTAACGTTTGCATCATTCAATTGATTTTGCAAATCATTAATTTTAGCCTGTGCAGCGGCTACCTGACTGGTATATTCATCAGTAGTTTGGGCATTAGCGGCTGGTGCAGCAAATGCAAATGATAGGGATGCTATTACGCCTACCACGATTTTTAGGGTTTTATTCATGGGGTTCTCCTCTGTCAGAAGTGCCTGACAAGAATATTATACCATTCATTCATAAGATAAGTTTTGATTCTGCTTGCTAGGAACCATTTTTGTTTGATTTTCATAGCGATTTTGACTAATTCTTTTTTGACTACGCAATAGGTTTCTCGGTCTTCGCAAACGTAGGTGTTCACTTTCCCGATGATGAAACGGTATTACGTTTTTAGCCATTATGCCTCATGGTCTAATTATATCATTACATTATGTTGATATTGAACTGTTTAAAATATGCATCTAAATCTTTTTGTTCTGGCTTGTTGCGTTCAATAATATTACGCTTATCCCACTCATGCATTTCTTCAGTTTTCTTTCTGTCACGGAATGTGTGGATTTCTATCATTTGATTATTATCTTTTACAGTGTGAGAGATAGCACCAAAAATAGCACCACATACAGCGTCCGCCAAGTCTTTAGAAGATTTACGAGGATGGTCTACACGATTACCTTTCATAATTTTTAATTCTGTTAGTTCTTCAAAAAGCAATTCAATTGCTGGCATAACTAAACGTTCCTCATAAACAAGCATAGCCATATCTTCGTAATGCTTTTTAGCAACAGAAACGGTTTCAGTTTTTATACCAACAGATTTTAATTCATTTTGAATATCGAATGATTGCCAACGGTCAAAAGAAACCATGCCCAAGTCAAAACCTAATCTGCGTAGATTCTGAATCCATTGTTTTACTTCTGAAAGGTTAACAGGACCTTCAATCTTTGGTTCCCAATATACTACTGCATCTACTACTACGATAGGCATTACTTGTGCATAGTCTTTAACTACCTGGACATTTACCCACTTCTCAACGTGAGCAATAGCCACAGCACACTTGTCGTGGCGTTGTGCAAGGTCAGCATGGACAAAGTATTTCTTATCTGGGTCTGGTTTAAAAGACTCCATGAAGCGTTTGCTAGAGTCAATTGGATTAACTATTGTCATAGTTGCACGAACTTTTTCCTGTTGCTTAAAGAATGCATCTGAAGCATAGGTTGGAATACAAGCAAAACGTTGCATAGCATCTCCAAGGTCTGTATAAAAGGCTAATTTAAAATCATCAATTTTACGAGTAGGATTTACTACCCAAGTTGGTCTTTTGATAGCAAACATTCCAGGGAATTTGTAGGATAGGATAGTGTCCTCTTCCCACTCAATCTCAAGACTGTTTCCTTCTGCATCTTCTGGCAAGTCAGGATTCATAATAAACTTGTGTTTCTTTATTACCACTTCTTTCTCTGCTATTACAGAGTCATACTTTTGGCTAATAAAGTCTCCAGGATACCGTGGAAAAGAAAGTAGGGCTACCTTACCTAAGTCTGGAAAACGACTGTCTACAGAGGCACGGAAGGCTTTATAGATGTTGTCTGCGGTTTTTCCCTGTTCATTACCAGTATTAACTTCATTAGCAAAACCAGAAATCTCATCTAGAACTGCTAGGATAAGGTTTAGACCTTCGTGAGATTCTCGTTCAGAGTGTCCAGAATAAACAGTAATAGCATTATTAAACTCAATGCTGTCTACCTTTGCATAGTACTTGCCAGCAAACCAAGGCGAACGTTCAATTTTATTTTTAAATCCTTTAAAGAAAACGTTCTTAGCCTGTTGTGCGTTAACAGCAATATTGATAATATCAATAGCATCGCCAGTAGGCTTACCAAAATAACGAGCAGGGTCTTTAAGACAAAGCAATTTATAAACGATATAAGAACAAGCAACGGTAGAAACAAAATCCTTACCAGAACCTTTACCAAGTTGAAGGATAACCTCATTCTTAGTATACTTATTGTAGTATCTACGACCTTCTTCTTCGCCAAGAATTTCAATGACTTCTTCTAGTCTATAGATTTGAGACATTGCTTCAACAATGTCATACTGTATTTGAGATAATGGTGGCTGTGCAAGATAATCTTCGCCTTCAACAAATGTTTTTACATCTACTGGATTTTCCGCAAACACATTACTTTTTAAAACTTCGAGAAAATCATTGAACATTGACAATGGTTATAACCTCTTGCTCTTTTGATACTTGCGAAAGTCTACGCATAATTTCATCACGAATCTGTGGATACTCGCTTGCAATATCTCTAAGAATACCAACAAGGATATCTTGTTTATGTTCAATGTTTAACATTTCTTCTGCTAGTTCTTTGTTCTCAAGTAGACCAGCCTTTTGTAGCATATCAATACGCTTACTTTCAATATCCATAACAAGTTTAATTGCAGCAGTTTTAGCACCAAGATTAGCAACAGTGGTAGCATCATCCATAACTTCATATGCTTTACTAATTAATTTGTTATAGTGCGTGTCTGCACCAACCAAGGCTTCCTTTGCCCTAGCACGAATAGCGGCATTGTCAGAAGCCATTACACGCCATTGATTAATGTGGGCTACAACTTTTTGTCTTGGCATTGCAAGGGCTTTAGATATTTGAGTAGGTTCTTCCCCTTGTAGATACTTCTCCACAACCTTGTTCATTTCATCAAGGTGTTCAACTGTTAAATCTTCAATCGTCATTTTTCTTTCCTCGCTTTGTTGGAATACGTTTTACCCTATTGGGTGCAAAAGAACGAAAACCACCAACATTTTTTTTCTGCATTTCAAAACAATCTACCCAAACTTTACCATTTTCAGTATTTGTAGTTAGACTTTCAAATTTAAATTTGACTCCATGTTCGCCTTCTATTTTAATGATATCACCTTTAACAATATCAAAATTACCAATTTGCAATTCATATTCTCTACTAAACTTTGTCTGTTGTGGCTGTACTGATTTTACTTTTTTCATCTCTTTGACTTCCTTAATTTAAACTTGGCTAGATAGACATATACTGTTTCTACGCTAGTGCCACATTCTAAAGCAATTTGCTCTGGAGTTTTTTTATCCACATGGTAACGTTTCTTTAACCATGCCTCATTT